ATGAAATACTCTAACAGCAATCTTATTATAAAAATAATACATCTACTTTCACAAAAAAGAGATGGTCTGATTTTGCTTGATGGGAGCTGGGGCACAGGAAAGACTCACTTTATCAGAAAAAAATTCCCCAAGTACTATGATAAAAACATTTTCTATTATATTTCTTTACTAGGTATTAAATCCTTATCAGATTTCAAAGCTAAAATTATAGATTGTTACTACCTGCAAGATATACAAACATTTAAATCCGGGCTCGAAAGTCTATCAGGGATAGGTAGCATTGCCAGCGGCTCACCTGCAAGTGCCAATATTATTAACAGCATGTTTAATTCTATTGGTGCAAGTGTTAGAGAAAACATTTTATCAAAACTGGATGGTATTTTTATATTGGATGATATAGAGAGAATATCCGAAAAATCATTAGTTAGTGAAATTTTGACATATTGCCATTCTCTTTATATGTCCGAGATGAACTCAAATTTAGACTTTATTATTATTACCAATACATCAACTGAGTCTGGTTTAAAAATAGAACACAAGGAAAAACTCATTGCAGAAACACTTCATTATAATCCGCATCCAGAGGAAATATTGGATATAGATATAATAAATGGAAAGCTTTCCCAATTCCCACAGGAAGATAAAATTCTCTTTGAGGATATAGTAAAAAATAACAACATAGTTAACATCCGTATTTTGATGCGTATTTTGGACACAGTTACGCCATTATATGAATACGTTAAATCATATCCTCATCTTTCTTGGCGAATACCATCAACAATTCTTTTAAACTCAATATGCTCTTTCTTCATTTTATTATTTTTGCATAATCACTCTCTTGAGGATCTTCTCAAGGACAAAGATCCAACTTTTTTATTAAACACCGAGAAATCAAGTGATAGTGAGAGAGTGCTATGGTTAGCATTGAATAATTACAAAATAAAACCTGAGATTAAAAGGTATTATAGCGGACAAGCTTCATTAAATGACATATTGGATGTTTTGTTTTATGAAGCAAAACGGCTTACTATGAGAGAAATTGCAATATCAGCACGTCCAGAATTACATGAGATAAATGAAAAGGAACTTTCAAATACACTTGTCGACTTAATTTGCCGTAAGATTGACTGTAATTTCTATGAATGGATAAAAGCGTTTCAGAATTATGAGTATTTAACCACACATAAATACCTACCAAAATCACCAATTATAACTCTAAAGTTTGTCACTTCGATTCTGAACGGATTCACTGACAATGAAGTTGCAGAATGCTTTGAGCTATACTCACTTGATAGAAAAAATAGCTTAAATAGTGGTTTTGAAGATAGCAAATTGCTGTACTCAATTTCATTTTACCGTTATGAAAGCACGATCAAAATGCGTGAACTCAACACTATTAAGTTGCAATTAGAATTGAATGGCTGGGCATCATTCAATGCTAACCAATTAACCACTTTAGATCCATTCGGAAATTATAAGCCGCTTGAAGTACTAGGTGTATCATTTGTAACAAAATGCGTTTTAAAGAATTGGGCAGTTAATGATATTGAGCAATTTAGTTCTTTCTTGCGTAGCAACTATCAAATCAGCAACATAAAACAATTCGCCACTAATGAAAAAAACAAACTTATTTATCTTAGTCAAAAACTTGATATTTTTTGCCTTTCCTATAAAGAAAGCTTTAAATTTGGAGCCATATACGATCTAAACAGAACAGTTAAAATTGCCATTAACAAATTATGAGAACATCCACTTTACCAAAAAATCATTTTTTTGGTGGGGTAATACCTGGCGATTAACAAATCTGAAACAAAGCTCTAATACAGCGGCGAAAGCATGATTTACTTGTGTATATTTAGTTCAAGACGTGCTTCGCCGTGCATCTCTCACTATTTCCCTCCAGAGCAACATTAAAATACTTCATATAATATATGATATAAGTATCATCTAGCCAAAAACCATTTGAATCCACATGCATTCCAGCTTTTATTGATACTCTATCTGATATATCATCCCACCAATTCAGCCATTAATGCTATGACAGGAATTCTAGTTATTCATCATTTTGAGCTGATGATGCAATAACGCAATTCATTAATATATAATATTTTTTCACTCACCCCTATTACTTCTGTGGCGCTTGCAAAAAATCATTCAGTCTGAAGCAGGTAATTAATCTCGCCACTTACTATCAGTTTCGGGAAAGTACACTAAACATGCTTTTTCACCCACGATTAACTAACCGCCAGACCAGCAGACACGCCACCACCGGCACAGCAAAATCCATCATGCTTGCCACATCCCACGCGCGTGGATCAAAACCGCCCCACCACGGCATATTCATACGCTTGCCATGCCCGAACATTTCAATCCAGCGATATTCTGCCTGGGTGTGTTCACGCGCAATGAAGAACGTACAACCGGCTATCGCTCCGTAAGCCCAGTTCCCGGTAAAAAGACCAATCAGTAGCTGCGCAGCCACAGCACAAAGAGCATGAAGGAAAGGTGTTATATCCATTTTCATCCTACCCAATAAAACGGGGCGCTCGGCCCCTTAATATTATTTAGACGCAAGCGCCGCCTCAATTGCAGATAATCTTTGTCTTAATTCTGCGTTTTCTTCTTCCAGTGCTGTTATCCTGTCGTCTGACTCTCTGGCTACCTGAACAAGCAAGCCAGTAACACCAGAATAATCTACAGTGTAATACCGTTCACCTTCTTCTCCATCTAATCCACTCCCGCCGTCTGGATATTTCATCATAGACCCTACGGCTTCGGGGATGGCTTCCAGGGTTTCTTGTGCAATAACACCAGCGTAAGGCATACCGTTTTCTTTAAGCGTGTATGTATAGCCGTTCATTTTACGAATGCGGTCGATTGCATTATCGATCACCTGAATATTGTCTTTCAGATCCCGGTCGGAGCCTTGATTAAATGCACTTGCATTGCACGCGCCGTTAACCGTTAATTCGTAGGTATTGCTGGTAGTTTTCTGTGCGTAGAACATATACAGAGCCTCATCTACGCCAACTTCATAAACAACCGGACGGCTAGAATTACCCCATAGTCTAGTTGTTACGCCAGCGTGAGCGGTTCCCTGTGTGTTTAATGTCATGGTTGACCCATGATTAGCATATTTGATCTGTAATGTGTCGGTGTAATCAAATTTAATAAGCGCGTTACTTCCACGCTTGCTGTATGACATAAGGCAGTCACCCATTTTGAGGTATCCGCTGTCACCGGGAAAAATCATCGTACCGCCATAAAGGTTGGTAAAGTCCCAGCAAATGTTTGTCCCGTTATCGTTCAGGTTAAGGCGCGCCATTGCGTTACCTGGACTGTCTATCCATTTTTTGAGGTATAGTTCGCAATACGCATCCTCAACACCTGCCGTCCTGTGAGTTGAGCGGAGTTTTCTCCCAAATATAGCTCCGCTAGTTGGCAATACCTGCTGATACCATGAAGCAGACCAGTCACCAACGGTTTCATCTTTGCTGTCTACATATGATTTTGTTGCGTAGCTTCCTTGATCGTTTTTTAGTTTACTAACATCGGATTTTAGCGTTTTGATGTCATCAGGAATTACTGTCGATGTAGCCATTATTCTTCCTCACATCCAGCCACGAAGTTGATGCTCAACAGCAACCACGTATTCATCGAATATTGATGGTGTTTTCACATCATTAATGATGCGCACGTTTACAAAATATCCGTCTTCCTTAACACATACCGGTTCGCCATCTTCATTCAGTTCTCCGGTTTCTTTGTACACGTTACCTATCACGTCAATAAGAATATCATCCTGCATCGACTCGTCATCATAATAGCCAGTACTCTCCATAAAGGCCGAAAAGTCGGCCCTGTCGGCAAATTTGAGTGTTAAATCTTTCATTAGATTGACTCCCCCACCTGAGCATCAGTCAATGCCTTGTGCCATATTCTGAAATTCCTGACATGACCAAATAAATGACGTAACCCGGCTGTAGTTTGGCCTCCAATACGGATAATTGCGGTGTTCTGAATATAGGACCATGTGGTTTTTGTTTGGCTGGATATACGCCCGTTACTTACTGAGCACGTAGACTGATCTGACTTTACACGCATCCCCATAACCATTTTTTCAAGCAATGCGTTTTCGTTTACCCGTCTGTTAGCTCCTCCAATATCGCAATAAGGAAATCCGTCGTAATCTGCTGAAGAACCGAATCCAAGAATAATTGCCGCTCCGGTTTGATGACCGCCGGTGTCAAAAACACGCGGCGCTGCATTTGGCGTTTTATACCAGTTCTTATGTACCTCACAAAGAACCGTAAAAGGAAGATTATAAAGATTATTCTTAATGGGAACTGTAACTATATCGCTTGCGCGGGTCGCCGCCGTCGTTCCTGATATAATAAAAGATGATACACAAGGCCCATTTTCTACTTGTGGGGTGGCCAGATAAATATAGTCACCAGATACGGTTGCCCCGCCCTGCTTAGGAGAATACTGTATCTGAGAACCTATTTTTAACTCCCCATCAATTGCCTGAATTGTTGCCTCTGCAAAAATCCATCCGGTAGCTTCGTCCTTTCTGACTCTCGCTGTAATCCTTGAGGCAGCGCCGCCTGTCATATTAATTTCAAGCGTTTGTGTATCAATATACGCATCACCAAGAAAAGTTGTTGCGCTACCGTCATATTTATCAAACCGGATACGCAACCTTACCTGCAGTTCTGTTTTAAAACGACATGAGGTTGTCACGTATTTATTATCGCCTGAGACATCAACTGACTTTGTTGCAGCAATTGATGCCATATTAATGGCTGAGGTTTGCCCAATCAGAGAATCGTTACAGACAAACTTTCCATAGGTAAAACCAAAACTATCCTTCCCGGTTTCGGGAACATCCATATTTGACGATCGCCCCCAACTGGCAGGGTTTTCCGAATTGAGCATGTAGTTTGTTCTTTGCCCCTCAATAAGCAGGCCATCACGTTCAAATCGTGGCTCGTCAATGGCAGCCTCTGTCAGCACACCAGATTTATTAATATAGGTTGCTTTCGATGCGCGTTTAAACTTTACAACCTTATCGCCAGGCATCGTTATTTCATCATCACCAATAACAATCTTTTTATATGACGGCGAAAAGCCCGTAATCATATCCAGTGAATCGTTAAACGGTATCCACACATCGGGAAGCGGCTGCAAAACTTGTTTATACGGCTCCGCAGCCTGGCTTGCATACTCTCTGGCTGCGTCTTCACTTGCTTTTGCAGCCGTCTGGCTTGCAGCGGATGCTTTCGCCGAGTTAGCCGCCGCAGTCTCGCTCGCCTTTGCGTTGGTTTCACTGGTTTTTGCAGCTTTTTGACTGTTGGCTGATGCAGTGGCAGAAGAAGCCGCCGCACTTGCAGAACCAGCTGCGGCACTCTCGCTTTGGGCCGCTGCATCCTGACTGTTTTTCGCCGCAGTTTCGCTGGCTTTGGCATTCGTTTCGCTGGTCTTCGCTGCCGTCTGGCTGGACTTTGCGTTAGTTTCGCTCGTCTTCGCTGCTTTCTGGCTGTTAGCCGCAGCAGTTGCTGATCCAGCTGCTGAAGTCGCAGAACCGGCTGCAGCACTCTCGCTTTCGGCTGCTGCAGCCTGACTGCTTTTCGCCGCAGTTTCACTGGTTTTGGCATTCGTTTCGCTTGTTTTCGCTGACGTCTGGCTGGACTTTGCGTTGGTTTCGCTCGTCTTTGCGGCTGTTTCGCTATTTTTCGCGTTGGTTTCTGATTTTTGGGCTGCTGTCGCGGAGTTTGCCGATGCAGTCTGTGAGGCCGCTGCCGCCTGTGCGCTGTTAGCTGCATTCGTTTCTGAGCTTTTCGCCGCGTTCTTCGATGATGCCGCAGCAGCTTCGGATTTCTTTGCCGCCGCTGCGCTCTGAGAGGCGGCTTCAGCGTTGTGTGCCGCTTCTTCCACCATTGCCTCAAAACGACGCAATGCCTCCGGCATGACATCATCTTCCGTCATGGCACCGAGAAAATCATTCAGCGTACCTGGTCTGGAACCTTCATAGACGGTAATGGTTCCGGCATGTGAAGGCGGAAAACCTTCAACCAGCAGGATAACGCTGTACTGGCCATACTCAACGTCCATGCTGTAACGCCCGGCTTCATCCGGATTTTCAGAGGCCACCGTGTTCACCAGTACCGTGGTGCTGTTACGCTTTGCCTTCAGTTGAATAGTGCAGTTCTGTATTGGTTTTCCCGCACCATCTTTCAGCACACCTGAGATTTTTACTGCTGCCATATCCACTCCACAAAAAAGCCCGCCTGAACCGACGGGCTGTCATAACACTGTGTTACCTGGCTAATCAGAATTTATAACCGACACCCACGATGAAACCGTCAGTGCGCCAGTCGCCACTGCCGGAACCTTCATAAGCAAGGTCAATGGCCACGGATTCGGTCGGGTTAAACTGCACGCCAGCCCCCCACGCCAGAGACGTGTTGCTGTGGCGACCGCCATCACTTCCGGTCAGCACATCGTGCGTTTTCCCCTTGTTGTCAGTTACGCGGAGATAATCCCCGGAGAACGTCGAAACACGGCTGTAAGCCATACCCGCCATCGCATACGCGCTGAACCATTCATTCACGCGCACAGACGGCCCCGCCATCACGCTGAACCAGCGGTTACGCACGGAATCTTCATGCCAGCGGGTATCGCTGTAACGGGTAAGCTGGCGATTCTTGTCTCCTGCATAGCTGAATGACGTCACCATCCCCAGCGTATCCGTAAACTCATAACGGTATTTCACGTTAATCCCGTTCAGATCATCGCTGCCGGGAACGTTCGTCGAGGCATGAAGATACCCCGCGCTCAGCGTGGACTGATGTTCAGATGCCCATGCAGGCGCACCGGATACGGCCAGACAGATGGCTGCGGAAAAAATGGCGGCATAAAGTTTACGCATAATTACCTCTCGCTTTTCTGCAATAAAAAAGGCACCATTTCTGGTGCCCTTATATGGGTTATAACAATTTCAACGAATACTGATGCCGGAAGCGGCTTTTTTGGTCACAATCACCGTACAGTCGGTGATATTACCTGCCCACTGATTGCCTTTATGGAAAACCTTAAACTCCAGAGTGACGCTTCCCCTGCCACTCGGCATATCAATAACCGCACTGTAGCTACCGGGAATGGCCCCTTTAGTTTCTCTGGATGCGATTAATACACCGTTTTTGCGAACTTCAAAACCATAACCCGTGTATCTTGTACCTCCCGGGTTATTACCACTTCCCGGATCGCTATACGCTATTCCGTTAAAGATAATGGGCGGAATAATGATTTGACGGTCAAAGTTATGATCATCACTGATGGTGACTGTAACCGTCCCGTTTGGTGTTTCCGTGTTACCCCACGTACCAGCCTGTTTCGGGAATGATTTGGATACAGCTTTAACGAAGTCACCTCTGACCTGAGTCGCCTCCAGCATGCCCTTAATCGTACAGTCTTCATTTACCGTGACATTGTTGAGCGTCCCGGCGTTCGCATTCACACTGCCACTGATATCCGCATTTTTAGCGGTCAGCTTTCCGTCTGATGTCAGGGAAAATACCGGAGGACTGCCACCGCTGGTAATGGTGGGGGCCGTCAGGCGCTTCAGGAACACGTCGTTCATGAATATCTGATTGCCCTGCGCCACAAACATCGGCGTTTCATTCCCGTTTGCCGGGTCAATAAATGCGATACGGTTAGCGGCAACCAGAAACTGGCTCAGTTTGCCTTCCTCCGTGTCCTCCATGCTGAGGCCAATACCCGCGACATAATGTTTGCCGTCTTTGGTCTGCTCAATTTTGACAGCCCACATGGCATTCCACTTATCGTTGGCGTCCTTCCACTCTTTCGAAAACTCCTCCAGTCTGCTGGCGTTATCCTCCGTGAGCTCGACTTTTTCCAGCAGCTCCTTGCCGAGATGGGATTCGGTTATCTTGCCTTTGAAAAAATCCAGGTAACCTTCCGCATCATCGCTCGCCCGACCGACGGCCTCCACAAATGCCGATTTGCCAACGGTGTTCACACTGCGAACGTAAAAATAATAATCATGGCCCGGTTTGATATTGATACTGGCGGCTATCCAGTACAGCCCCGTGCCAAGATAGCGGGCTGTGGTTTCAACCTGCCTGATATCGGTAATCCGCTTTTCCGAGAACCAGAACTCAAACTGTACCGTCGGATCATAAACGGCAAGATGCGGCGTTGCGGTTATCTGAAAATAGCCCGGCGTCAGCTCAATCCGCGACGGTGCTGCCGGTGCGGCAATCCGGAACGATACCGACGCCGGATCGCCCTGCTGCCCCCAGGCATTTGCCGCCCGGACTGTCAGCCTGTAGTTTCCCAAAGCCAGTTGCGTGAAGCGGTATGTGGTTTCCGTCGTCCGGGCCGTGCTGACCAGCCGCTCACTGCCGTCATCCGCTGCCACGGTCAGGCGAAGCATAAAGCTCACGCCCTTCACCACCTTCGGCGTGTCCCAGCGCGCCAGCACCTGGTATTCCCCGCTGTCTGCGGTGACTTCTGCGGTCAGGTGCTGCACCGCTGGCGGCGTGACACCATTCACCGTGCCGCTCTGGTCGCCGTCAAAGTGCGCCCCGTTATCCACGATGGCCTCTTTTTCCGGCACATGCTGCACGGCAGTGATGGCATACGTGCCGTCGTCGTTCTCACGGATACTCACACAGCGGAACAGGCGCTGGCGCAACGTCGGCAACTTCAGCCCCCACACGCTGTATTCAGCAACGCCGTCAGGAACACGGCTCACTTTCACCTTCACGCCGTCGGTGACGGACTGGACCTCCACGCTGACCGGATTACCCTCACCGTCAACCAGGCTTATCAGCGTGGTGCCGGAGGATGGCAGCGTGATTTCACGGTCGAGCGTCAGCGTCCGGGTCTGGCTGTTCACCGCCAGCACGCGACCACCGATGCTGATACCGGCATAGTCATCATCGCAGATTTCAATAACATCGCCCGGCACATGGCGAAGCCCTTCTGCGCCCACGCTGAAATCCACGGTCTGCGTTTCCAGCAGTTCCGTTTTAATCAGCCACAGCCCGGCTCGGTGTGCCTGCCCCCGACTGGTACAACCAAAGGCATCCATCTTCGTGACATTACGACCGTAACGGGCAATGGCCTGCGTATCTTCAACAAGCTCTGTCGCCGTCTCCCAGCCGTTGTTCGGGTCAATCCAGTTCACCTCAACGGCATTATGGCGGTCCTTCAGGGCGCTGAAGCTGTAGCGGAACGGCGCGCCATCATCCGGCATCACCACATTACTGCGGTTATAGGTCCACACCTTATCCGACTGTCGGTCCTGCACGAACGTCAGCGTCTGCCCGTTCCATACCGGCATACAGCGCATCGCCGAGCAGAAATCACTGAGCACATCCCACGCCTTGCGCTGTGTGGTCAGGTAAGCGTTACAGGTGATGCGCGGCTCCGTGCCACCAAAGCCATCCGGCACCGACTGGTCGCAATTCTGGCCGATGACATACAGCGCCCATTTGTCCACATCCGCCGCACCGAGACGCTTCCCCATGCCGTAGCGCGGATGGGTCAGCATATCCCACAGACACCAGGCCATGTTGTTGCTGTATGCCGGTTTAAACGTCCCGTCCCAGATACCGCTGTATTGCCGCGTCTGCGGGTTATAGTTCGACGGCACCTGCAGAATGCGCCCGCGAAGATGATAATTACGGCTCACCTGCTGGCTGCCGAACTGCTCCGAATCCACCTGCACGCCGACCAGTGCCGTGTTCGGGTAGCACTGTTTCACATCGATGATTTCGGTGTATGACGACCAGAGCGTTTTGTTCTGCAGCTGGTCTGTGGTGCTGTCCGGTGTCATCCTGCGCATCCGGATATTGAACGGTCGCGGCGGCAGGTTATCCACCACCACCGAGGCCAGATACTGCGACGTGGTTTTGCCCTTAATGGTGATGTCTTTTTCTGTCACCCAGCCACCGTTACGTTGTATCTGAACCAGCAGGCGGACTTCCGACGGATTCCGGTCACCCTTTGAGGTGGTTTCCACCAGTGCCCGCACACCGAAGGTAAAGCGCAGACGGTCGATGTTTGCAGACGTGATGGTCCGGGTGATCGGCGTGTCGTATTTCACTTCCGTACCCAGCACCGTCTCGGAACCGGAGGATTCAAATCCCTCCGGCGGTGTCTGCTCCTGCTCACCTGCCCGGAACACCACCGTGACACCGGAGATGTTGGTATTCCCCTCACTGTCCAGCACCGGTGTACTGTTCAGCAGCACGCTTTTTAATCCATCCACCGGACCTTCAATCGGCCCTTCGCTGATGGCATCGATCACACTCAGCAGCTGCGTGGATTTCAGGTTATCCTTCGCTTCGCGCGGGGTATGCCCCTTACTGCTGCCTTTACCCATTCGTCATGCTCCATAAACGACAAAACCGCCCGGAGGCGGTTTCACATAAAACATTTTGCATCAGCGACCAATCACCACAACCTGACCACCGTCCCCTTCGTCTGCCGTGCTGATCTCCTGAGAAACCACCCGCGACCCCACACGCATTTCACCGTACAGAACAGGCAAAACATTGCCCTGAGCAACCATGTTATCCAGTGAGGAAAAATAGGTGTTCTGTTTGCCGTTATCCGTTGTCTGTGTACGGGGAGTTCTGGCTTTCGGTGCCAGCATCTGCGCCACACCACCGAGCACCATACTGGCACCGAGAGAAAACAGGATGCCGGTCATACCACCGGCCCCAATGGCTGCCCCCCATGCTGCAAGGGTGGCTCCGGCAGTAAAGAATGATCCGGCAATGGCGGCAGCTCCCAGGACAATCTGGAATACACCACCTGACTTGGCCCCGGCGACTCTGGGAACAATATGAATCACAGCGCCATCAGGCAGAGTCTCATGTAACTGCGCCGTTAATCCGGACGTGCTGACATCCCGCCCGGCAATCCGTACCTGATACCAGCCGTCGCTCAGTTTCTGACGAAACGCCGGGAGCTGTGTGGCCAGCGCCCGGATAGCTTCAGCCCCCGTTTTCACACGAAGATCGATGCGGCGGCCAAATCGTTGCAAATCCCCGTAAAGGCAGATGCGTGCCATGCCCGGTGACGCCAGAGGGAGTGTGTGCGTCGCTGCCATTTGTCGGTATACCTCTCTCGTTTGCTCAGTTGTTCAGGAATATGGTGCAGCAGCTCGCCATCACCACAGTAAATGGCGGCATGATTCGGCACCGATGAACCAAAACAGCACAGCAGCACATCGCCCGGTTGTGCTGATGACAACGGCACCTGATACAGCCCTGTGGCCTCCAGATTATCCAGATAGAGATTCTGACCGTGACGCCACCAGTCATCCTCGCGATGAAAATCCGGCATCTCAATCCCCGCCAGATGATAAGCATCCCGGAACAGCGTGTAACAGTCCGTCACCCCGTGCTCAAAGCGCCGCCCGGTGAGATGCGGCACACAGCGGAACTTATGAATCGTCCCCCGGCAGACCAGCCACCACGGCAAATCACTCTGCACCTGCAGCCGCCGGTCGGCCTCACTCAGCCAGGGCAGACCACCGGGGTGGCTGTGGACCAGCGCCACAATCTCACCCTGCATTTCTGCCTGCAGCCAGTCTTCCGGCGACATACGGAAATACGCCTCCGGCTCACCGGAGATATTCACGCAGGGGAAATATCTTTCCCCCTCCGGCGTGCTTACCACGAAGCCGCACGACTCCGCTGGCGCACATCGCCGGGCGTGCGCCAGAATCGCTGATTCTGCCTGTGTCATGGGATTTACTGCGAAAGTTTGTTAATGGAAAGGAAGCCGCCAAAGTTGCCGACGTTATTGCGGAACTTACAACCGCTCAGGCATTTGCTGCATTTATCCTTCGTGATATCGGACGTTGGCTGGTCATATTCATCCGCGACCGCCGGACCGTGATAACCGCACTCATCGCCGCGATAGGTCCAGGTGCAGGTGTTGGCCAGCATGATACGTCCCGGAAAAACAGCGCCGTCCGTTTCCGTCGGCGTGGACAGTACAAAAGAGGCACTCACCGCGCTCAGTTCGCTGCACTGCTCAATGCGCCAACGGCTGATCACCTCCTGCTCCGGATCGGCGTCACTGTTTCCGTTGACGAAGTTCACCGCATCCAGAAAACGGGCGTAAACCTTACGCCGGACCACCGTTCCGCCGACCAGACTCTGCAGATCTTCCGCCATCCCGGTGACCATACCGTACAGGTTAGAAACCGTCAGCGTGGGGCGCGTACTGGTGCCTTTGCCATTCAGTTCAAAACCACTCCCCTGAATGGGATACGGCTGATACTGTCGCCCCTGCCAGGTGACCGGCTCACCTTTTTCGTTCTGCTCATTACAGAAAAAATAACGTTCTCCACCGACCTCTGTCAGGTCGATTTCCCAGAGCACCACGCTGGCCGACTGCTCCGCACGGGTGCATTCATTCAGTGTTTCCTGCCGGATATCCTGCATCAGTTCACCACCTGTTCAAACTCTGCGCTGAACTCAACACGCAGCATACTGACCCGCGACGACCATTTTGCGCAGGTCACCTTTATCTGCCGCCACTCATAAGGCGGCGTCCACAGAAAGGCTTTCCAGCCCCCGTGCTCTTCCAGAAACGACTCCAGTACCGTGGCCTCCTCACGGGGGACAGAAAGCGTCACGCTGTACGTTTTCAGGTTGGCATTCAGCCCGGCAGGCGCTCGCTGGGAATAGCCATCACCAAAGCGCACCTTTCTTACAGAAGGGGCCGAAGCCACATCCATACCGGGTTTCACTTTCCAGCGGAAGGTTTTCATCGTCCACCTCCGGAGAACAGACCACCATCACGCATCTGCCCGGTCACAACATCCATTGCCGCCTTACGGGCTACGTCATAAACAGCCTTCAGCGCCTGTGGCCCTATCTGACCGTTCGTGCCGTCGTTGTTAATCACCACATGGTTATTCTGCTCAAACGTCCCGGACGCCTGCGACCGACTGTCCGCCATGCTGCCCGGTGTACCGACATAACCGCCGGTGGCATAGCCGCGCATCAGCCGGTAAAGATTCCCCACGCCAATCCGGCTGGTTGCCTCCTTGGTGAAGACAAATTCACCACGGTGAACAATCCCCGCTGGCTCATATTTGCCGCCGGTTCCCGTAAATCCTCCGGTCGCAAAATGGAGTTTCGCCGCAGCTGCCTGAATGGCTGTACCGCCTGACGCTGATGCGCCACCACTGGCAGCACCGCCAATGGCGCTGCCGATACTCCCGACAATCCCCACCATTGCCTGCTTAAGCAGAATTTCTGTCATCATGGACAGCACGGAACGGGTGAAGCTGCGCCAGTTCTGTTCACTGCCGGTCAGCATCGCCGCCATATTCTGTGCAATACCATCAAAGGTCTGCGTGGCTGCACTTTTAACCTGCGACATACTGTCCGTGGCGCTCTCTTCCCACTCACTCCAGCCTGACCTGAGGCCTGCCATCCAGCTCCCACGAAGCTGGTCTTCAGCCGCCCAGGTCTTTTTCTGCTCTGACATGACGCTATTCAGCGCCAGCGGATTATCGCCATACTGTTCCTTCAGGCGCTGTTCCGTGGCGTCCCGCGCTGCCTGCCGGTCAGTCAGCCCCCGGTTTTTCGCATCAATGGCTGCCCGTTTTGCCCGTTGTTGCTGTGCGAATTTATCCGCCTGCTGCGCCAGCGCATTCAGGTGCTCCTGATACGTGACCTTATCGCCAAGTGCAGCCAGCTGGCGTTTGTACTCCAGCGTCTCGTCTTTATGCGCCAGCAGGGATTTCTCCTGTGCGGACAGCTGGCGACGTTGTGCCGCCTCCTCCAGTACCGCGAACTGACTTTCTGCCTTCCACAAATCCCGGCGCTGCTGGCTGATTTTCTCATTCGCTCCGGCATGCTTCTCCAGTGTCCGGAGTTCTGCCTGAAGCGTCAGCAGGGCAGCATGAGCACTGTCTTCCTGACGATCGCCCGCAGACACCTTCACGCCGGACTGTTTCGGCTTTTTCAGCGTCGCTTCATAATCCTTTTTCGCCGCCGCCATCAGCGTGTTGTAATCTGCCTGCAGGATTTTCCCGTCTTTCAGTGCCTTGTTCAGTTCTTCCTGACGGGCGGTATATTTCTCCAGCGGCGTCTGCAGCCGTTCGTAAGCCTTCTGCGCCTCTTCGGTATATTTCAGCCGTGACGCTTCGGTATCGCTCTGCTGCTGCGCATTTTTGTCCTGTTGACTCTGCTGTTCAGCCTTCTTTCGGGCGGCTTCAAGCGCAAGACGGGCCTTTTCACGATCATCCCAGTAACGCGCCCGCGCTTCATCGTTAACAAAATAATCATCCTTGCGCAGATTCCAGATGTCGTCCGCTTTCTTAAACGCAGCCTCTGCCTTAATCAGCATCTCCTGAGCGGTATCAGGACGACCAATATCCAGCACCGCATCCCACATGGATTTGAATGCCCGTGCTGTCCTGTCTGCCCAGGTTTCCAGCGTGCCCATGTTCTCTTTCAAGCGTCGGGTCTGGTCATCAAACCCTTTCGTTGCGGCCTCGTTCGCCGCCTGCAATGCCCCGGCTTCATCGCCGGAACGCTGCAACTGAGCAACATACGCAATCTGCTCCGCCGTCACGTTATGGAACTGGCGCGCCATCGCCGTCAGCCCCGACGTCGGGTCAGTGGTCAGCTTCCCGAAGGCTTCAGCGACCTTGTCCACCTCCACACCGGATGCAGAGGAGAAACGCGCCACACTCTGGCTGATGGACGCAATCTGAGCCTCACCGCTTACCCCCGCCTTAACCAGTGCACTGAGTGACTCGCTGGTCTGGTTAAACGTCAGCCCTGCAGCCTGCCCGGCTCTGGACAGGACCAGCATACGATCTGCCGTCAGTCCCGCCTGATTACCGGAAAGGACCAGCGTTTTGTTGAAATCGGACAGGGTTGAGTTACCCTGATACCAGGCATACGCCAGCGCACCGGTCGCCACCGCCAGCGAGGTGGCCCCGACCATCGGCAGGGTGATCGCACCGGCAAGCCCCCGGAACATGGGGATCATCCCGCCGAAGGAGTCCTTAACCTGACCACCCTGTTGCAGCAGGATCAGCCACGGGCTTTGCCCGCCTGCAAGCTGCGTGGCCACGTCGGTGAACTGTGCAGGCAGCATACGCATGGCGGCTTTATACTGCCCGACGGAAATCCCCGCTTTCTGTGCAGCCAGCGCCTGTCGGCTCAGCGACTGTTCAACGACTGCCGCTGTTTTTTTCGCATCACTTTCCGTACCGGAAAAATGACGCCTGACTCTGGCCATCTGCTCGTCAAATCTGGCCGCATCCAGACTTAAATCAACGACCAGATCGCCTACCGGTTCAGCCATACCGGACTCCTCCTGCGATCCCTTCTGATACTGTCATCAGCATTACGTCATCCTCCGTCATGCCCGCCATATCCGGGGAAGCGGGGATAACTTCATTTCCGTCCGGGTCAAAGCGGACGCCTCCGGTAAGCCCTGCCGCTTTCTGCATCAGCACATCATCTTCAGGCTCTTCGTCATCCTCACGCCGGTTCAGCAAACTGAAATCCAGCGGATGCATATCCGGATCGCTGAAAAACAGGCTGAGCACAGTGTACGTCAGCCCGGAAAAGTGCATATCCAGCAGAACATCATGAAAATAATGGGTACTGTAAAAGCGGTGCCAGTCGGCATACTCCGTGGATGACATCCCGGCAAGCATGGCGCGCCAGTCAGGTCGCCCCATCTCTCGCGCCAGTTTCAGGGCAAAACTCAGCTCACCGTCGAACACTTTCCCGCAGAAACAGGCTCTGCAGGCCCGGCGTCCTCTGTCTGGTCAGGGGCATCATTCACCACAAACTCATACATTCCGGACAGCCGGTACACCACGTTTTCAGCATGAGAAATTGCCTCTGTAGGCCAGGTGGTAAGCACTTCCTGCTCAATCTGTTTAACGGCTTCATTCATGGACGGCATCTGCGTCTTCTTCGGATGGTTATGCCACAGGGACATCGCCACCACAAAAGCGCCGGTTCTGATGGCGTCTTCCACAGTAAACTTCCGGTTGCTGTCTGACTCCGCCTGTTCTGCCTGCCGTTTCATCAGGGCGAGATGCTCAATACGCTGTAGGGCTGACAGTTCAGAAAGCGTGACGGTCACGCCGTTATGTTCAAATGATTCGGTTTTCAGGAACATCGCTGACTCTCCGGATTAACTGGCGGTGACGGTGATTTCTGCAACCGCAGCAAACTCACCATTACCGGATACGACCGGAATGTTGACCTTGCCTGCAGCAACGCCGTTCACGGTGATGGTCATACCACTGACCGACACGGTGGCTTTTGTTTTATCCGCAGACACCGCACGGAAGCTCTTGTCGGTTGCGCCTTCCGGCTGGAATGCCACGGTCAGCGTGGTGCTCTGCCCTTTCACTACGGAAGCACTGGCTGGCGTTACCGTCATGCCGGTGGCCGCCGTCACCGTGCTGCGATCTTCTGCCATCGACGGGCGTCCCACATTGGTGACCTTCACCGTGCGGGTAATCACTTCCTTCGCCGTCACCGCCTTACCGATACTGCTGACCCAGCCACGGAACACATCGACCGTGCCGTTCGGGAAGCGGATTTTATAGGCACGGGTATCACCTTCATTAAACCACGCCAGCAGCGCCTGCTGCCCCTGCTCTCCGGGCATCCACGCCAGCGTGAAGCTGGTATCTCCGGCTGACTTCTGCCCCTGTCCGGTCGCGGTCCAGTCCGCATCTTCATCATCGAGATAACTGTCGTCATAGGACTCAGCGGTCAGTTCGCCGGGCGTCAGGTCTTTAACTTTAGCCAGACGCGACCAGTCAACGTCTGAAAGCGGGTTCGCATAAGGGTCACCGTTCCCCTTATAAACCCACAGTGTGGTCCCGGCACCTTTCACCGGCATTGTTGGATTTGGTACAGGCATAGCGTCCTCACATTTCATAGGTAATGACATAAGTCAGATCGGCTGAACTCCACAGGCCCGCATCATCGTCGCGCCGGTAGTCATAGCCACTGGCCACCATACTGGTGATCAAATCTGACAGTGCCGGGTAAAGCGCGCAAAATTATTTGATACCGTTTGGGATTTTTTTTGATACCACCCAAAACGGCACAACGAAAAATTATTTGATACTAATCTGGCGTGTTTTTGGGTATGGCTGAATCCTGAATAGCTTAGTATTTAATCGCTTCCTTGCGCGCTTGTTCAGGAATCTGATGTAGCGATACTGATTAAATTTGTGTACCACCGCCCGCTCCTTATTAGCCCGTAAATACTCGCCTCGTTGTCCTCCACGCTTAATCGCGTTCATCGTTATCTCGTGATACCACTCGCCGTCCAGTTCGTAGAACGTGCTTTCGTGGCTACCAATAAAATCAAAATTCGACGCCTGATACACAACACCTGCACGTCCGCAGCGTTCGTCTGCAAAGGACTGAACCCACTCCACTGACGGATACAGTAACCTGATGGTTTTCAGTGCGTAGCTGATGGCCCGTGATTCAGAGTTGCGGGGCATGTCGTCGTGTAACCACATGCGGTTCAGTTCCATATAGCCCCGGTTATCCGTTCCTGGCACGACCCGACGCCCTGAGTTGGGATTAAGGGCATATCCCCACTGGAGAACGCCAACCAGATCACGTCCGCTGAATACCCCCAGATGCAGGTAGGAGTTATTCACAAAACGGCGGGAATAGTGCTTTGTCTGAATGATTGTGCGGGCCAGCCAGCAGGATATGGTTTCAACGCGCAGTTCCCTTGAACCATAGCCGACAATACGGCCTTCATATTCAATAACGCAGGGTTTTGTAAGAATGCGTGATTTCTTCTCTTTTCCCACAATACAGCTCCGTGGGATGCTCCCGGGCACTCGACATGACAATGTAACGTTTACAACGAGGGCATTTGATTTCTATATGCTTAAAACTTCCTTTAAACAGCAATTTATTGCAGTTTTTACAACGAACAGCATCCATGATCCCACCTGTGTATTAACCAGATACGACAGCCCTGAGGGCCAGGGTATTTAATCACAGATGATGCAAACTGACGATCGATACGATTGTATCGATCGTTATAAACTATATAAAATGATTACTTAATAACCGGGCGTTAACGCTCTTATATCGCTCAGTGTGGACAGCAGGGAAAGTTGCTCTTTCATCTCGCGCTGGCGTTCGTGGATTTTAAAGCCCTCCGCCACCATGGCCACCATCATGGCATCGTTCAGCGCAATAAGTTTCTCCCTGGTCAGTACGACGTTGTTATTATCCGCATCAGTCCAGAAAAAACCATCCGGAAGCAGTCCGGCCTGTGCTGCTGCAACCACGGGGGCAAGGCGTGACTGCGAGGTTTTTCCACCATCAAAACGACGGCCATCAAACGTGAAAATAAACTCAACGTTTTCCTGACTGTCGCGCCATGCCTCAATTTCCCG